CAATTTTAAACTTTATATTAAATAATAATAATTTTTCTTTGTTTTAGAAATTTAAAACACAATAATCTGGTTGAACTGTCATGGTAATATTTTGTGCTGTATCAGCTGTATCCCAATTATATTCACCAAAGTTTGCATCTACTATTAATGCTCCTTTAATAATCCATTCTGATACTACATCCCCTACAGGACCTAATACATTGAATGTTAAATCTTTCTTATAGAAATCACTATAACCATCTCTACCAGTTACTGATTCATGATGTAATCTAACCCATTCCATTACTGATTGTGCACCAGATGGAGTAATTGGATCAAATAATGTAAACTGAATAGTACCCCAAGTAGTTTTACCTTTTACATAACGTTGAACGTTAATATGATTTAAAGGTACTGTTCCATTGGTTACAGTTACAGCCCCAACAGCTTTTACAGTGTATGATGGAATTCCATCCATATACATTATAAACCTATTTGCTTGTTTTGGTTCAAATGCTGTGAAAAATATTTCGTTTGGATCTAATACTGCCATTTTTTTATTTTATTTTATTATAAATATTTATCTTTTTATTTTTTATACCGGAAATGTAGCTCCTGTTGGTAATACATTGAAATCTAAAACAATAAATTCAGCTGTTTTCGATGGTTGTAAATAGATTTGACCTATTAATTGGTTTCTATCGATTACATCTGGTGTATTATTTGTATCATCCATTACTACTTTAAAAGCATACAAACCTTGTCTTTGTTGTACTGATTCTAAATATGGGTTAACTTGTGTTAAGAAGTTATTTCTAGTTGCTATGGTGTTTTGATCAAATACCAATGTATTTGAAACTTGTGAAATATAGCTTTTAAGAGCAATTAGTAATCTTCTTACATTTACACGATCTAAAGCACTTGCTTTTTTCTGTAATGTTTTCTGACCAAATACTACAACTCCACTTTGTGGGAATGTAGCTATTGGATTTACATTTGCTTCATATAAAGTATCTCTGTTTCCAGAAGTTAATTTTCTTTCAGCTTTTATTACTTGACCTAATCCACCTCTAGTTAAACCTGCTGGTGCGAACCATGGGTCTGAAGATGCGTCAGTATAAGCAAAAACTCCAGGAATCAATGCAGATGGTGGAGCCCAAACTGTTTTACCAGTATCTGCGTCAAGTAACTGTAACCATGGCCAGTAAGTGGCAGCATATGAACTATCAAATCCACTTGCTTGGTTAGTAACACCACCTATAAGTGAGTTATATGCTCTTAAATCTACTACTGCTAAACAATCTTGTCGTTTTTCAGCAGTTGTAATTAATAAATTAACTGCTGATGGGTGTAATTGATGAATTAATCCTGGTGCTGATAATATATTAAACTGGTAGTTATCCTTATTGCTTAATAAATTAATTGCTGCCGTATAATCATCAGCTGTTATACCTTGAGTATTGTTAGCTGTAATGTTTTCGTTAAATTTAGCTGGGACTCCCCCTCCAAATAAATCTCCTTCACCACCACTAAATGTTCCTTCTCCTACATTTGGTAAACTTGCTGTATATTGAATTTTTGCTGTACCTGTATTATCAAAATAATTTGGTGTAGGTGCATTTACAGCCGACACATAAACATATCTACTTTTATTAGTATAGTTACCATTTTCATTTAGATAATAATCTCCATTATCATCAACAATTTGACCATAATAGCTATTACCAATTACATTTTCTATATAATTAGCAGATAATGGATCTAAAGATACATTAGCAAATGTTTCTAATACTGTCTTTTGATTAGTTTTATCATCTCCACGACGTATAGCTATACTAAATACTCCAGATGAAGTATTAGCGTTTGTTATTTCCCATCTTATGTTATCAGATGTTCCATTTTCTAAAGCACCTCCTGATAAAATTGATCCTGTACTATTTAATATTTCTCCTTTAGATATAGTACTTAAAACAAATGGGGTTTGATTTTCTATGTTATCGTCTTCTAATGTAATTCTTAAATCAATACCTGCTCCTCCTCCTGGGATGCTTGATCCTAATGAAGATGTTGAAAATACGATTACATCTCCGCTTACATATCCTGTTCCTCCTCTTATTTCAAAAACATCCATACTTTCTGAAGTGTTAAAACTTGCTGTAAGTTGTGTTTTTCCATCTACAGATACTACTTTACGAGTACTAGCTGGACCATTTCCGGCTGATGAAGTGATATTAAAGGCATTAATTGTAAAACTAGATGTAGTACTAGATTGCGCTAAATTTCCGTTTCTGTTTTCATTAAGAAGATTTACTGAATTTGCACTGCTCCAATCTGATGAAGATGAAACTATACGAGTTACAAGTAATGAATTTCCTCCTTGATTGAAGTAATTATTTGCCGCCGTTTGGTTTAAATAAGAATATTGTTGTGAACCACTAGTTACAGCTCCTCCAAATATTGCTAAATATTCGCTATAAGAAGTAACTACGGTAGGTACTTCAACAGGACCCTTGATAGAAGGACCGATAAGTGCCGCTCCTACTTCTACAGGACCTTGAGTTATTTGAGATTGATCATTTTCTCTTGCTAGTACTCCGGGAGATATTAATGTTTCTGCCATTTTGTATGTTAATTAATTGTTTTATTATAAATATTAGAAAAATTGTTAAAATTATTCTGGTTTTGTAAATTCTCCTGTTTCTATGTTAATGTTTCCATCTCCATATTTTTCTTGAAGTTCTGCTCCTAAAATATCCCTTTCTTTTTGAATTTTTTCAATTTGAGAGAAAATAGACATTTTTTGAGTTTCCAACTGTCCTAGGGAAAATATTAATTGGTTTCCTTCAGATTGTAATTCTTGTAATTTTTGTAACTCTTCTTTTGATAACTTGATTTTACTCATTTT